GACAAGTCGCCTTGGATCACCTCGACCTCTACCTCCTTGAGCAAGACCGAAGAATAGAATTTCTTCATGTTCTTCACCCATTCGTCTTGAACCAACTGTACTGTATTGTAGAAAGCTGACCCGTTCAGCGTCAAGAATACTTCGATATCTTTCAAATACTTGTCTTGAGACATCTTGATCTTGAATTTCTGACAATTGATTCGTAACCTCGGTCATACCGATCACCGCCCACACATGCTCTGCACTGAACCATAATCCTCGTTTCTTGAAGTCGCTCTTCTTGCCAGCTACCTGAAAAACGGGGATCCCTATGTCGGTGCCGATTGCCATCACTTCTTCCATCGTTCTGTCTCTCACTTCTGCAACGACACCAAAGCACATGAAAGCAAACTCTGCGCAGTCGGTCTCTAGGTCGAGCGTCAACAAAATATCTGCGTCAGATCTTGGTCCCTCAAGAATGACCGTACGAATGAACTCGTCTCTTTGAAACTGAACGTACATCTCCAAAACGGCTCGAACAAAGCCCGGGTCGAAATCAGAGTACATTTCTGGAGCGACGACTGATAGGTATTGGTGATCTTCGTTCGTTAGCCTGACGTAATCCGCCCTGAAGCCTTGAATCCACTCTGCTGCGACATTCGGGTCAGTCGTCGTCCTTGCCATCAGCTTTATCGTTCTACGTATGACATCAGGGACGATCGTGGTCGGCGTAAAGAACCGCCCCGCATGATAAGGTGGCAAGTTTCTGTCGACCTTGAGAACAATGTAACTGTTCGATAACTCTGGTTCAGGGAAATTGACCACAGGCGTGCACAAAGCGTCCGTCTCGACGTCATCGCCTTTGATCACCAGAATGCACTCCTTCTGTTCCTCGATGTCGAATGATGCGACCAGTTTTGTAGCGACTTGCATGATGTTCCGAATCAGAGTGAAAGGGTCTCCTGATCCGAGATTGTCTGTACACTCACCACCGTAAAGTCCCGAGACTAACGACTTGAACCGGAATCGATGTGAATGGACCACGTAAAGGTCCGCCAGTTCTTCTGGTACGCCAAACCTTTTGAGTAGCAAGCCGAAAACGACTAGAGTCAGAAGCGAATGAGAAGTATCCTGTCTAGAGACGTCGATCTGGACGTTGTGTCTCTGAAGTCTCGCTAACCCGCCACATCGTCTCATCTCAATGGCTAAGTCTTGCGTCGAGAAACCACAGTCGAATATCACCCCTGTTCTTGTCTGTCTCCGGATGTTCTTCAAAAACACCTTCGACCAAGGACC